GTAGACATCTCTGTTTCTGGAAACATCACGCGATTGGACATCGCACAGCTGATGGTTGTAGATACGGGATCTGGAAATTCCCAAGCACTATTTACCTATCAAATTTTGATCAACGGCACGGTAGTGTACGACGATGGTGCAACCCAATCTTCTACCCCACGCGATAAGACATTAACGTATTATTCCTCAAACATGTCCGCATATCCGTGGACAAATGTAGTCATCAGAATCACGACGCTGTACTCGGGCAGTTACAACCTAGAAGCGCGTGCGGTATTAAATGTTTACCAACAAAAAGCATCAACAACCGACACGATGATCTCGTACGGCTTCCCGGAAAACCCAGGAAGCGGCGGTTCATTCCAAGGTCTTAGTTGTCTTGCACTTCAAGGCACATACCCCGCCCATCTTCTGCAGGGCAACGCCTACACAAGTACAACTGAGCAAACAGTAACCCCCTCCGTAACCAGCGGCTACATCTCCTACACCTGCGCAAATGTAACCAGCTTCAGCATTTACGCCCAAGTATTTGACGGTGCTTTCACGCTGTTCCACGGCTACGAACTCTACGTCGATGGCGTACTGGTACGCGATAACGCCAACACCTATACAAGCTCGACAAACGAAGGCGTTGGCTTTGAAACCGATGGTGTTTTTACCGTGGAGTTTCGGGCGATACCTGTACCGGGCAACCCTTTCCCTGGCACTGCCAACGGTGAATTTATTGTGACTTGCACGACAAGCACATCAAATATTGGCAAGAAAGGAATGTTTGACGACCAAGTGCGCTGTTTTGTCCGTAACGGCATTGAGGTTTACAACGTTCTTACTGCAACAACTGCCAGCAGCAACAACTTTGCTGATCTTGTTTACTACATGCTGACAGTAAGCGGCAATGTCCCAACAGGTTTGATGGATACAACTTCATTCGCAACAGCCGCGACATTTATTGCCGCCAACAACCTGCGCTTCGACGGGGTGATTGCCGCAGAAATGAACATTAAAGAATACTTGGAAAATGTTTGCCCATTTTTCCTTGTGTATTCGCTGCAGATTGACGGCAAGTATGCCCTGCGACCAGTGCTGCCCACCAATATTGATGGCACGCTTAATAGTGGGCCAATTACTCCGTCGCTGACGTTTGATCGCACCAACATTGAAGCCGGCAGCTATAGGCGCGATTACATCCCCCTTAATGATCGAAAAGACATTTGCACGCTGTTGACCTATCGCGATCAATCCACTGCAACGTATAGCACCGAAAAAATTGCGGAGGTGCGTTACACAGGTACTGCCGCCAACGGCCCGTATCTGGAGTACGACCTAAGTCAGTTTTGCTCCAACATTAACCAGGCAGGTTTTGTGGGTAAGTACATCTTGGCCAATCGAAAGCACGTAACCCATACCATCGAGTTCAGTTCAAACGTGGGCATCGGTCAAGTGGCTCCCATGGACATTGTGCGTGTGCGCTGGAACTATGCCGATGTAACAGCCGGCGTCAACACGGATACAGCGTTTTACCAAATCCAAGAGGTAAACGAAGGCTCCACCGGAGCAGTACAAATACGAGCGATTCATTTCCCGACCAACGCTTCAGACGAAAGCCTTGTCATTGCTGACATGCTTGGTTCTGGATACACTGGACCTTAGGAGGGTTTTCGGTCATGGCAGTCGCAGCATTTCCAACACTGAAGCCCACCAATCGTGTGTGGACACCGGGGGTGGAACCCTCCTCGACATTTCGTTCCCTGAATGGCACAGAATATCGGGTTTTACATGGAAATACTCCGCTAAATACAACGTTGCAGTTAGATTTTGCAAATCTACTTGAAAGTGACGCCAAGCTAATTACAGATCACTTTGCAACAGCTAAAGGCGTATTTGAGGTCTTTTCTTTACCTAGCAGCGTCTACGACGGCTTGGCGGTCTACAACAACATCCAGCCTTCTGGAACAAGCTGGCGTTATGTAGGCCCGCCCAGCGTTTCGTATCCGGCGCCTGGTGTGGTCACAGTTAGCGTACAGCTAACAGCGGTACTGAACTGACATGGCAGCGCGCTACTACACCGGTATTGATGGAGCGTTGCTGATTGGTGGCACCCGCATCGCCAAGATCACCAACTGGTCTATTTCGGCATCCTTAGAGGCACTGGAGACCACCGCCACTGGCGACGCAGCACGCAAATTTATTAACGGACGCACAAGCTATCGAGGCAACTGCACCGCGATCTACTACACGAACGACTCCGGCAACCTTGCCATGCAACCGCTGCTGGCTAGCACCTTTCGCACCACAGCAATCAGTCCTAGTCAGACTTACACAATGAAATTCCAGCTCAGCCCGACCCGTTATTTTGAAGCTGCGGTACTGATCAACGAAACATCGATTCAGGCACAAGCCGGCCAGATCGTCACAGCTAGTATCAGTTTTACGGTAACCGGCTTCCCGTCGAATACCTCCTTGGGAGAGACCTGATGAGCATCTACCTTGGGACATCCGGCGGGATCATGCTGCAGCGCCTGGCGTCCACGGCATTTACAACCGAAGTCGATGCTGGTGCAATCAACACCGGTCAGCGCCGCATCAATCTAGATTTTCCCAACAGCACGTTTTTAACCGGCGATCGTGTCTACATCGACCGCACCACAGCCGGTGACTTGGATTTTATTAACGGCTATAGCGGAAATAACGGCACCTTTTATGTCAATGTCGACCTGTTAGGCGGCTTAAAACTCTATACAACTTGGGCAGCATCCCTCAACGGAAAAGTTGCCGAAGCACTGGAACTTGTTGCTCCAGGCAGTACCTATAACATCACAATTGAAAGTCTCGGCGACAGCATCCGCGACCTGGGCCAGATTATTTCTTATGAACTGAACACTACCCGCGAGGCAGTTGATGTTACGAGTCTCGGCGATCAATTCAGCAAGAGCGTTTCGGCGTTAATTAGCGGCAGCGGATCAATAAGTTGTTTCTGGGATTTTGCGGCGTTATATGACGCCAACGGCGAAACCGAAGCTGCGCAGATGTTGCATCAGTTAGTGATGCGCCAACAGCTCGGCAGTAATTTTCGGGCTGCGCTGATCATCAAGACGCCGGAAGCTCGTTCTGAGCGCGAATCTGGTCCAGAAGATACGGAAGGTCTTTTTTACCTTGTCAATGGCGTCATCACCAATGTGGCGGTGGCTTTTTCTGCGTCAGAGCCAATCCAATCGCAAATTCAGTTCGTGACGACGGGGCAGATCGCTCTGCGCTACGGCAACCCGAGCGGCAACCTACTGCTTCAGGAGGACAGCGATGAAATCCTGCTGCAGTCGGGTGTTGGCAGCCTCCTCATTGAGGACGCATAAACTAGACGTAATGCCCGCTGTACTATGGCCGACCTGAAGATCAGTCAGCTGCCGCCATTGGTGCAGGCAGACTTGGCCGCCAACGACCTGCTGGCGATTGTCGATACCTCGGGCACAGCGACCAAAAAGATCACGCCCACTGAACTGGTAGACGGCAGCATCGATCTGCTTTCCACTGGCTCAATACCTGTCGTCAAGCTGGCATACGGCACAGCACGCCAACTCCTGCAGACCAATGCAGCTGGTACGGCAACCGAATGGACATCAAACGTCGATATTCCAGGAACGCTAGACGTAACTGGAGCAGCAACATTTGACAATAACGTTGTAATTCAAGGCGACCTAACAGTCAATGGCACGACTACAACCATCAATACACAAACACTTACGGTCGAAGACAAAAACATTGAGCTTGGCAAAGTAACAACACCAAGCGACTTAACCGCTGACGGTGGCGGCATCACACTGCTTGGCACAACCAACAAGACGATTAACTGGGTTGATGCCACAGACGCCTGGACCTTCAGCGAGCACATCAATATCGCCAACGGCAAAGTTTTTTACATCAATGGTGTATCGGTTTTAAGCGCCACCACTCTCGGCAGCAGTGTTGTCAATTCCAGCCTGACCAGTGTTGGCACAATCGGCACTGGTGTGTGGCAAGGCAGCGTCATTGCAGCTGCGTATCTAGACGCCAGCGTCGTAACGACCAGCAGCGTTGGTGTGGTGACCAGCGCGATGATCGCCGACAACACGATTGTCAACGCGGACATCAGTGCCACTGCGGAGATCGCGGTAAGCAAGCTTGCCGATGGTGCAGCCCGTCAACTGCTGCAGACCGATGCAGCCGGCACTGGCGTGGAGTGGACAAACAATATTGATGTACCGGGCACGTTAGACGTAACTGGTACGGCGACGTTTGATGGCACGGTCAACATCAGCGACGGGACTTACTAGGCTGTAGAGGTGAATTCCGGCCCTCGGGCGTTAAGGAATGGCCCTTCAGCACCTACGCAGTAGTACCGCCAACAAGCGCCCAACACCTGGGTCAATGTCTGACGGTCAGCTTGCCATCAATACCGAATACACCAGCCCCG